GTTTTTTATCAGCTATGTCAGCACCCTGAAGGTTTATCCTAGCGGGTGATGCCAAAGCATTCATAATATCATTTAGAGGATCTTTAATGTTCATTAAGAATTCATCTGAATATGCAAATTTTTCTCCTCTCCATGTTTCCCAATGCTTACCATTAGTTTTTAAATTATAAGCTTTTGGTGTTATATCTAAATGTTTAGCTATTCTAGATCTTACATACTGTGTTAGAATAGATTTTCCCACATTAGGAGGACCTGAAAATACTGTAACTAATGGCATAGGTCTTAAATCACATGCATCTAATTGATTTAAACACACTAATTTTTGATTAATTGATGACAGAATCAAACTTAATGGTCTAGTTAATGATGTGTAGGCACTATAAGATGGGTCATCTTTCTTAGGTGGTTTAGCTAATAGATTTGTTATTTCATCTGGTAGAGCTCTTATCCTCTGTAAAGGATACCCTTCACCAGAGAAAAACTTGTATGTTGGTAATGCTAAATAGTGATTACTTTCATCTAAAATATCTTTAGCAACTAAAGCTTGTCCTACTAATTCGGTTTCTATGAAGTGAGAAAACATATTAGTTATATCCGTTGAACCTGCTTTAAATAGATTCATAGCTGCCAAACATGCTGTCATGTATGCTCCTAATTTAGTAACTTTGTTAATAGGAATACCTGTTCCAGATATTCCTACAAAGAAACTAATCAAAAAGATAGTGGCAAAACCTGTTACAACGGTTTTACTATTTGATCTTATGCGTTTCCCTCGCTTCGTGACTACGGTCCATGGTTGAGGGTCTTCATCTTGTGGTAGTACTTCACTAGAATACAGAAATGTTTGAAGGCTAGGAAAGCATGATGCTAACCAAGTTTTTACTGTATCTAGTGCAAACTTTATACCATTATCCATAAGTATTTTTGCTATATTTGTTAGAATAGCTATTATGTTAGCTATGACGCTAGTAACTTTTAAAAATCCCCATTTAGTTCCGTTAGTGAAACTATCAAGAAGACTTAAAATATGAGCTGTCATTGAGGCTACTAAACTAATAGCATCTACTTTTAATTTTAGCTTGTCAATATATGGTTGAATTAATTTCATAATCCAATTATCAAAAATGGCACTTAATCCCTCCAAAGAAAAATTAGATCTATAATTTTTTGGAGTATTAAAAGTTTTTAATCGCAATTGTTGCCATATTTTGAAATCTATTGGGGTCATAATTGGTAGTGGCTCATTTCGCAAAAAAGAAGTAATATTCCGAGTAAAAGATGGTTTTTCGAAAATAGAATAGATCTTCTCCCCTTTTGGAAAGCTTGGTTTTAGAAAAGGTTTCTTAAAAATATTAATGCGCCTTCTCTCTTTATTGATTGTCTGTAGCACTGGCTTTACCCAATTTATTGCTAAGTTATTTTGAGCAAATTGTTGAGCATTATCCAC